CCAAGGCATATAGCGCAATGGGATACGGCTATTTCCCCAATAGATATTAATATTTAAAATATCTAAAGTTTCACTGCCTTCAGGCAGTGCAGCATAATTTATAATCTCACACGGGCCAGCATAAGTTAGCCCGACACCTCCTACAAAAAATTGGGTTGATGGCGGATATGCAACACCAGCAGCAGGATATGGAATACCAGATGTATCACTTGTTCCAGCCGTACTTACTCTATAGATATAGATATTGCTGAAAACATATTGATTTAATGTGTATGCGGTATTTGCTGCAAAAGGTATTGGATTCGATGCGCCAGCAATAGGGGGTGTTGGGGTTTGTGTTACTTGTAGTTTTCTTAGACAGCCAGTGTCAGCAACGACTTGGTTTCTGCCCTCGTTAATATAGTCTGTTAGCTCAGAATTGCTATAAAAGTTTCCGTTTGCGTCATGTAGAAGCCTACGTACTTCTGTGATGTACCCAGATAGTGTTGCCATGTAACTTCCATTTTATTTAACTGCTGAAAGGACTTTTCCCCCAGCCCGTCTCGCAACGGGTAGGGGTACTTTTTCCACCATCGGGGATAACGAACGGTCTTTTTTTGGAGCTTCGGTGCTAAATTCCCATTCAGAAAGTTTTTTTATGCCTTCGTCTATGTCGTTTTTAGATTTAATCCACCCAAGCCTAGCCAAATACGGTTCTTTATCATTATCTCCGTAACCAAAAACGTGCTTTGCTACTAACTCTGGTACTTCCACCGTTGAATTAGGTTTAAACGTGTATTCCACGCCATTCCAACCGTCAATTAAGGCTAGGTCAGAATTATTGGTTACAAAGATGGTCAACATTATAAAGCTACAACGTCACCAAATACAGTAATATTGCAAGTTCCGTTTGTAACCGCAGTATTAACTTTAACAAACAAGGCTGGCGCTGTATAAACAGTCGTAGCAGCATTTGAAGATACTGGAATATCTTGATAAGTTAAATTGCTAGTAACATTAGAAGTTACGGTAACATTTGATACAGCATTTGAAGCGTTCCCATCACTGCTGGTGAGAATAACTACGTTTGCCGTATTAATGCTACCGTTTGCATTAGAAACAGTAATTTGACGAACAATGTATGAAGTGCCTTCGGTTACTGGAATGGTAATAACAGCATTGCCAGTTGAACCGATAGAAGCCGCTTGTACCTTGCCCAAAGCAACGCGAAAACGGTCTGGATATTTAGCGCCTACACGATTCGCAATCATCACTGTCTCCTATGAAGCAAATGTGCTTGATACGTTCAGACCGCCGTTAGTGCCATACAATGTAATAGTTGGTGTACCAGCTAATACGTTTGCACGGAAGTTTACGCCGTCAGAAATAATCAAACCACTTGTGTTATTTGCTAAAGCAATTACATAACTAGGTGCTGCCAAGTTAGAAGAAGTATTCATCTCAATGGTTACGTTTGCAGTTGCAATCATTTGATAAATACCCGCTGGAATAGTCGCTGTTGCATTACCTAATGAAACGGTAAGGATATATGCACCAGGTGTATTGGTCGCTGCGCCAGCTACTAAGATTTTATTTGTTGATAAAGACATGACTATTTCTCCTTAAATTGAAAGTGAATTGTAGCCAGTGACTTTAGTCATCGCTTTAGGTTTAGTATTAACTAGCTCAGCAATCATCAATACAGCGCCTACATAACCGATTTGCCAGTTAGGTAGTGTTGATTCAAAGCCTGTAAACACGAATGAACCTTGGTCATGGATATACAATGACAAGTAATTTGTGTTTAAGAAATATACTGTACCTTCAGGACAATACGGGTCTGGATAGATTGGCACACCAGCAACCATCAATGCGCGGAACGCTGCTTGTGGGCCGCTTGCTTCACCATCAAAACCTGAGCCTGGAGTGATAACATATTGCTCTTGGCCAACGTAATCTTGTGCCAATAAAGTCCATGTACCGAAACCGCAAACACCGAATGAAGGCACTTCAGCACCGTTTTTAACAGTGCCAGAAATGTATTGTAAGATGTTTTGACGTGTTGGGTTTACTGAACCAGCCGCATAACGCTTGGATTTCCACCAAGTGTATGCGCTACGGTCAATGCCACCATACGTTTGCATAGTTGTACCATCATCAACAGCACCAGGTAAACCGATAAACTGTTGTGTGTTGGTTGTGTTGTTGTACAACGCTGTAGCCATCGCATCCATCATCACGTTTGTAGCATCGTTCATACGAGCTTCAATCAATGGGATAACTGCGTAGTCTTGTTGTACTGCACCTTCCATACCTAAGAATGGAACTGGAGCAATCATTAGTTTCAGATTGAACTCAGCATTGTAAGCGCCTTGTTGGACTGAAGGCTGAGCGAATGAACCGCTGTAGTCAGACCATTGTGCGTTCACAAATTGTGAGCCTTGCACTGGAACAGTTACTTGAGAAACACCACCAGATGCTTGTTGACTGTTTGCAATCAACGCCGCCATCAAAGGAGTGCTGTTATATAATTGTACGACCAGTTTCGGGATAAACGCGCGTCTAGTGACGTACGTCAACTCATTATATTGACTTGAACCCTGTGCTGGAAGAATACCGCCACCGATAGGCATAGTTTATCTCCGTAAATTTAAAAAATATCCCCTGTACTACTCTTTACAAGCCGATTGGACGCGGATTTTTCCGCAATTCAGTCAATGCCTTTGCTGCTTCATCACGTGCGCTTGCCACTGGGTTTTTCCAATACTTATTCAAGTCAAACTTGTTAATAGCACTTGGATTGTAACCATGTGAAGTCGGTACTGCTGCTTGTTTCATCCAATGGAAGTATTCAGCGGCAGATTCGTGATTAGTAATTCCTTTTTCCAACATAATTCTTTCGACTTCCTCTACTTCGCTTTCATTATTTACCAAGTTTTTCTTGATTAAATTATTACGGCGCTTAGTAAGTTCATCTACAGCATCGCGTTCACGCAATTTAGCTTCCAACATTTCAACGCGAGAATTAGATTCGTTAGCTCTGCGATTTGCAAAGTCTTCAATCTCCAATTCAGGAATTGGCATATCTGGTTTAGCTTTTTTAGTTAAACGCAAAAAGTCTTTACGTGTATTTGGATTTTCAGCAAGTGTGCGAGCTAGTTGTGCTAGTTCATCACGTGCTTCGTAACTTAAATCTTCTAGTGACATAATCTTATCCCCTTAACTGCAATTAAATAACTTTTTTACCGCCGCTTGGTGGAACAATAGTCATCTTGTTTTTTGGGCCAGTTTTGCCAGCCGCATCAAGACCACCAAATTCCGCAAAGCGTGGTGTATTTACGATTTGACCGTTTTGCTGATTGTTATCAGTTGGGCGGCGTGGTGCGGCAGCGCCGCGTGGTTTAAATAAATCCATAATTTTTCCTTTACATAGGGAGTGGTTGAGGTGCAGCAGGAGGCATAGAACCGCCCATACCTGGAATAGCAGGCGCTTGTGCCATTGCCTTACCTTCAGGCGTTGCGCCACCAGCCTGCGGTAAGTTTTGTAGCAGATTTAAAATTTCAGACTGCTGCAATTCGTTTGTTTGGTTTTTACGAGGGCCTAGTAAGGCAGAAAGTGATTTAATTACGCCTAAAATCTTTTGGCCTTCTTCTGAAGCGCTGCCAAACATCGGCAAAGTTTGTTCTATTAAATCCATTGCCATGCCAACATTGACCATTGCAGCTTCTTTTTTGCCTACTTTTGGTTCTGGTGTTGACATTGGTGACGCCATTGGCGGCACACCCTCTTCTGACATTCCCATAGGAGCAGTAGGCGGCGCAATATCTGAAGCGCCACCTTTACCACCGCCAATTAATTCCATCAATCTATCTGAAGGCACAGCCATAACATCACCTTTTTATGAATTAGTGCAATAAATAATACAAAAAACAAATCTTGTCAACATTATTGATAAATTTTTCTTATCAATCAAGTTAAATTTTTTTTAGCGGCGGGTTTTACGTCCACGTTTTGAGTAGCTCATTACATTCTCCTCCCATAATCACGATTACTTCGTGTTGTTGTTTGCGTATAATTACGCGGCGTTTCATTCTTGTACTGAAGACTTGCAGGAGCATTGTCACGCGCTAAATCTTTCTGCGTCATCAATGGCTGGTCTGCTCTTGGTGCTGAATTTCTATTTTCCATTTTATGCTCCCTCTGCTGATGGTGCTTGACCAGGTAATACTGGTGCTTGCATTGCCATCTTAGCTTCTTGCGCTTTTAATCTATCCAATAACATTTGTTTCATTGGCGGCTCTAACAAATCAATTAATGAAGCCCTGTCGATAGCTTGCGCTTTAAACAAGTTAAATGCAAGGTCTCTTAAATCTTCAGTAAATATCGGGCTGTTACTATGCGCATCAACTTTGACAACAAAATCATTTGTAAATTGCGCGGCAATAAATTTATTTCCATCGTCATCGAAGAAGTGCTTGTTATCGTACGCCTGCATTAACTTCAAGTAAAGGGTTGCAACTTTTTCCAAAGCGTCTTCAGTAACAAGCGCACGTTTTTTAGCACGACTAGAACCTAAACGCGCTAATTGGCTTGCATGGCCAGAGGAGCGAACGCCAGTCTCACCTCGACCAGACAACACATTAGATATTCCTGATACTTCAGCAAACATCAAATCAATTTCACGGACTGATTCATACAAATCATTTGGAATATTTGGCGGCAAGCGGTCAACCCTTGCGTTTGGCATATCTGAAGCCAATAAACCACCAGCACGGTTAAGTGCAAAATTCTTTTCATCTAAAATACCAGTAAAACCAGAGATTGCTGTTGGCGGATTAACTTGACGCTCAAGCAATTCTAAAATCTCTTCAATGCGCTTGTTTCGCATTTGCTGTAAGAATACTAAACGCTGAACTTCTGACTGCCCCCAGAAATAATCATATTGTGGGTCTGGGCAAACTTGAATAAATGGACATTCGCCTTTTAAGAAAAGACTTTCGCCTGGGCGGTCATAAATTAAAACTTGCGGTTCAGCAATGGTAACGACTTGGTAGTCTTTTGTATCATCATTCCATACCCAAAGCTCTTGCATCATAATGGTGTCTTCAGACACACGTGCTTTGTAACGATTAATACCACCTAAATCTAAATTGACGTTACCGTACATGGTTGGGTCAATTTGTGAAGTCATAATACGGTCAAGCCCTTCTGGGATTGCCGATTGTTCTGGGTGCTGACTAGCCGATACGCGTTTAATGATTGAATCGCGTTTGGGATGTGAGTAAAGGCGGGAGTAAAGCTCAGACCTTGTAATGTAATACGTTTGCATAATTGCTTCTTGGCGGTCTGTGTACTGTGCATCCTCACGCAACACGCCCATTGCTGATGGCTCTACCATATAAGGATGAATACCATCATTTACAACAAGCTTGATAAATGTTGAATTGTAGCAAAGCGCCCAGTTTAGTGCCGTAGAAAATACTTGGTAAGCATTACTGTTTTGCCATTCGTCATGCAAAGCTTTAATTAAAACTGGAATACGTTTTTGTTCCATTGAAGAAACTGAAGCGCCAATATCAATTGAGAAGCGAGTAGTTTCTGCGCTATACAGAAAGCTACTTAGCTGGTCAATGTGCGGATAAATCTTATTGAAAATTGCAGGCGGAGCTGACGGGTCATTACCAAACAAATAGAAGGAGCGCAAAGAAGAATAATCTGCTCGGCGCTCTTCGTGAGACACAGAACATTTATACATTAAATCTAAATAGAAGGCTTCGCGTTCGTCTGGATTGTTTGGTATTCTCATTATGGCTTAACCTGTAAGTTATCGTGGTCTGCAATATAGCTGGCGGCTTTTGGCCCTGTCAAGTTTCCAGCATCCTTTGGATTAATGCCAACAGCTTCACCGTGAATAGATTTTACAGCATTGCCAGCTAAAAGGCTTTGCATACTTAATCCATTCATACCACCACCCCAGATAGCGGCATCTCCAGGACGCGCTTCTCGTTGCGGTTGGTTCTGATTTGCTAAAAAATCCGCTTTTTCTTTTTCGGCAGCAAGCTCTTTAGCGTTCATGCTATTGTTTCGGCTTAGATAACCCTCTTGATGCTCGCCTTCGCGTGTTGACTTCAAGTTAGTCATGCCAAAATCTTGTGCCAAACCCTTTAATGTCTTGTCGGTTTTTTTAGTACGCTCAGACTTTAATCCAGGCGCTTTCAAAAATACCTTAAAAACTTCTTCATTGCAATCTTTCATTGGACACTCAGCTTTCAAACTTTCAAAATATCCATGTTTGCTACATTTGTAGTCGTGAAAAACAGCCATTTTATCCCCTCAGTTGTTCATCTATGTCTAGTTCAGAATAATCATTGCGATTTTTAAGCCCAATCTTGAGTTTTGCCTCGCCATTGACAAACTGAACGCCTAATCCGCGTGATAAACGCGGCTTTGCTTCTTTCCTGTACTCTACAAAACGCGTTTTATCTCTGTTTTGCATGACAGCTACTTCTCCATTGCGCCAAGCATTATATCCTTTTGATACTCTGACTTGAATATACTCGGTCATTGGATAAACTTCCTTGATAAACACGTTATCAAGTGAATCTAAGTGCAATCCACACAATTCCGCAAAAAGTTTAACGCTAATACCACGGTTTTCATCCATTAAAAACCGCTTCATTTGACGAAAAAGCTCCTTTTTGGGCATGGTTTTAATCATTTATACCCCGTAAACGCCAATTCTTTTCAAGTAGTCCGATACGTTGCGTCCAACTGCAATTTCCTCTGGTGTGGAGTTTTCTTGCACTCTTGAGACGTTTTTAGTAATTTTTTGGGCTATTAAGCGTGGTTGCACTTGCTCTGCGTAGGCCGCAGCAGCTAAAGCAGTCGCAATTACACGGTCATCCTTGTTTCTACCGCTTGCCATGATGGATGAACCATCTCGCACAATGGTTTTCATCTCTTCAATCAGGTCTGTAGAGTAAACTTCAAGCATCCCGCGCTCAAAATAGTCCTTCATGTAAGACAACATACGTTCTTTTGTTGCTGCCGTAGTCAACCAACCAATAGAATTGGACATTCCGCCTAGGGTATCGTTTCGTCTCCAGATGTAATTGCTCATAGAACCGTACACATTCATCAAATCACGCCCCATTGCACCGCCCATATTGGCTGCCAAGCGCTTTAAATTGCGTAATTCGTTGATAACTGCCTGCCCTGGGCCATTAACCTCAAGGTTAAGTGTACTATTTTTGTATGCGCCAGCAAGGTGGGCAATCACCCAGGCAAATTGATACGTGTTTAATTCGCTGGTGGCGAACTCTGCGACCTGTTCCATCCCGTCTGAATAGCATCTAAAGACTTGTATGCAGAATCTATCAGCCCAGTCGGAGCTGCCATAAGCAGGGTCAGCACCAATCACGTAGTAAGCAGTATCAATTGGCTCTTCCCACACCCTTAGTGTAGCCAGTCTTTCAGTGCTTTTAAGCACATCCGTGTCTTGGAAGTTAGCACCCATACTATAACGGTAAGCGTCAAACTTTATATTTTTTGCAATCTTCATAGAATCAGTACAACGGGCATTAGAAAAGAAGCTAGTGCCTGTCATTAAGAAGGCATAGTCTTCAGTAGGCGGAAACTCTTGATACATCAAGGCATCATCTTTAATACCTTCAGTCATTTTCCAGCGCCACCAAGCTATTTGACGAGAGTTAATATCTACGTCATAAATCTTTTTGATGTCTCGCACCCATTCTTTCTCTTCAGGCGTAAGCTTTCCATCCCAGTAAACCTTATGGATGTCTGAGCCTTCGGCTACAGAGTAAAACTCATTTCGCCACCATCCGCAGAAAATAGCTACTTGCGTACGAGCTTTCCTTGCCGTGACGTACATATCATGAAACATATTAAAACCGCGAGCAGTAGATTCAAATATGTACATACGGTTTGGGTTGGTCTCTGCAAGAGACGCAATCAATGACGCTAGACCCTCCTCATCGCCCCACGATGACGTTTCAGTACCGTGCAGGAAGGTGATACCTTTGCCTCGACCTAAAGAGCCTTTAGCGCGTAAGCCAGCGACTTGATAGAATAGACGGCTTCGATTCTTTAAAGCGAGCTGGTTTCTATTATGAGCGAGAATAGGAATACGATATTCTTTTGGCAAGCCATCCATATACATTGCCAGCGTGGAACGGAACATATCTCTGTTCTCTTCAGTGTCGGTAGTGAGCGTACCGTTGAGACCAGGGTTTTTAAAGTGCCAGTAAAGGTCAAGCGCCAAGCTGATGGTAGTTATACCTAACTGCCGACCTTTTAGAATAACAAAGAAATGTTTGTCTTCCTCAAGGCCCTTGGCAATCTCATTCATCACGTATGTCTGAGTGCCTAGCAGGGTGTCCATCTTTTTTAACCCTTGCTCTTTTGTCTCAATCTTTAACTGAGAGCAGAAGTGGTAAAACTCTTGCAGATTAAATTTCATTTAATTCCTAGATATTGACGCACTTGGTCAAGGTACTTTAATTGCTCTGGCGAGTATATTTCTTGAGCTGATTCAGCAGGGAACTGATTAAACGTGTAGCCTCTAAATAACTCTGGGTAGCCAGTTGCTCTAGCCCAGTCTTCATAGGGTCTATCTTCTTTAAAGTTTTGCTGGTGGTAAGCATAGCGCTCACGCATGACTTGTTCTGGCGTAGCTGATTTAAAGCCTTCATACATTTGAGATAACTTAGGGTCTTTTTCAACTGCGTAATGAGATACATAGTCGCCAAGAATATCTATTGGTTTAGCTTTAGGACTGAAGACTTCAATACCGACTTTACCAGCAGGCAGATATGCAGGGCGCTCAGTTTCATCTACGTTATAAAACTCAAGCATCCTATCGCCCTCTGTTGGCGTATATGCAAACGAAATCTCTTTGTCTGCCAGGTAAGGATATTCTGTCTTGGCCTTCTCAAACATCATCTGGCCCATTATCTCATTATCATCTGCCACGTTTAGTTCCTTTCTTATACTTAGCTTCTACAAGGCTCTTCACTTCTTTAGCAAAAGCCTCCCCATATTCATTCTTAAACCAAGCGAGCTGAGTCACTCGGCACTGTCTTGTCATACATCTAAGGATTGATTCTACAGCTTCCTGTACGGTTGCTGTCCGCCACTCAGTCATCTGGTTCGGTGTAGGCAGCAATCACCAGCAAAAGGGCTTTGATTAACTCTATGTCGTCAGGAAGGTTATCTTTCTCTAGTACATTCTTAAACTCTGTTAAAGACATAAGCGTGACCTTTTGCACGTACTCAGATTTAAGTTTAATTTGCATATTCATATATCACTTTTTTGGAGTTTATATTTTGTCTTGAATCTATACTATGAGTTTAGGTTTGCTTGTAAAAATAAACGATTTATTACACACAAACCTATCTATTCATCCACCATGCCGGACATAATGTTAGCTTTTACCTACATATCATCCATTTTAACGCTTCGTGTTTATTCATTATCATCCCCGATAACATACATTCCAAAACGTTCTGACGGTACAAACAGCTCATTACTCGGAAACAGCCGCAGCTCTCCCCCTTCAGACGCACGTAAAGGGTTTAAATAGACGACATCGCCCACAGACATATACAATGACCTCACTGCGTCATTATTTTGCTCTCCAGACGCGTACGCCATCACCCTCTTTCCTGGCAATAAACTTCTTTTCTCCATGTTTGTTCCGCTTATAGTTGCTGTTAAAAATACTTTGTACCGATACACCTTCTACATAGAAGCTATCCTCTACTTCCATCTCGTCATAAGGGTATGTATTTCTTTCCCTCATTTCTGGTAACGGTACTTTCTTTGTAATCTCAATCATTAAGTTCTCCTAATACGGTACTAACACATTAATATAAATAATTACCAAATGCAAGAAAAACGTATTTTTTTTTGGGGGGTAGAGAGTTGGGGCTCACGCAAATCTGGAAGCGAAGTCCATTCGATTTGGCCAGAATAATATAAAAACAATAT